ATCAGAAGCTTGGGTTTACTCAAGGCGCTGACTTTGCATTTTTTAATAATACAAAATTCTCGGCTGAAGTTCTGGCGAATATGCTGAAGTCTTTAATGACTGTAAACACGGTTCCGCTTTCTGGAGTCGGTACTTCCATTGGAGTATCCTTTGTTCCGGCATATGGCTACTGGCGCTTTTCTGCGGCTACTGCTCATTCAAAATGTTCGATGGACATTGGACTTCCTTCGGAAGGTATGCGGTGCGTTCTTGATTTTGGTCATTTTATTGCGGATGCGCATATGTCATTGCGGGCTTCTGAGGCCGGTGGTTTGACTGGAGTTTCAGTTCAGACTGCTTCTGGTAATCCAGTTTCAACCATTCAGTGTAGTGCAGGAGCCTTACTGGAAATGGTTTGCTTTACTGATGGGACTTGGACTATCGTTCAATCTAATGCAAGTGTAACTGCAGACATTGGTGCATAATTAGTACCGTAGTAAATCTTAACAAAGGAGATCGTTATGATCAGAGTAATGACTGAAACAACCAAAGGATCACCCAACGGTATCAGGATTGTCGAATACCTTGAGGGTGAAACTTATAATCTGCCTGAAAAATTGGCATTGGTGTTCGATGGTATGGGAGTTTGTAAGCCCGTTGTCCCGGTCGCCCCTAAGGAACCGGAAGTAAAAAAGATGCCGGGGGCTCCCAGCAATAAGATGATGGGAGTTGCTGATAATAAGCAACTCGAAGAGAAGCCCGAAGAGAAGCCTGAAAAAAAGAAGAAGGCTGCTGCTATTAAGCGTCGGAGATAATCATGTCACGTATAATCCCTAAGCCCTTACCCAACCATGGTAACCTCGTGTGGCAAGTGAGTGTTGATCCAGAGGTAGAACCGATTACGGTCGACCAGGTTAAAGATTGGGGTAAAATAGAAACAACTGCCGAGGATGATGTCATTACGACATTAATTGTTGCGATCAGAGAAGTCGCCGAGGCATGGTTGGGCAGGGCTTTAATTGAACAGAGGATTGTCAGTACATTAGACTACTGGCCTGACGGTCCTTTACAATTACCAAGACCCCCGTTGATTGCTGTTGTTTCCATTGTGACTCTCGACCAGGATGATACGGAAACAACTTACGACAGTGATAATTATTTTGTAAGGACGGATGTTGAGCCCGGACAGATCCATATTAAAAATGGCGCTTCTCCTCCTATCAATACCAATCGATATTATGGGGGTTTTAAAATTACTCATCGAAGTGGTTATGGATACGAAGTAACGGACGTTCCTCAAGCGTTAAAGCAAGGATTAATAGAATGGGTGCTTGACGCCCTTGAAAACCGGCAGATAGATCGAGAGCCCCCGAATATGGCCCTTCCTATCCTCGGCCGATATAAGTTACGAAAGATTTAATCATGGCCAGAAAATTTAAAACACCGGGTGTTTACTCGATTGAAAATGCAGTCGGTCGGCTGCGAGAAGAAAAAATTCCTTTTATGGATCACGACTCCGTGCTCACTGAATATAGGAAAAGACTGAGAGAATGTGGATACGATATTGAACGGGCCTTACTTGATGTTACCGACGATATCATTTACGCACAAGGTAGAACTAATTAATGTATGCTTTCGGCAGAAAAACTAGAAAGAGAAGATCCAATGATAAATGGTCTCGACCTGAAGTCTGGCTTGCTCCTTCTTTAAATGAGAGGGTTCAGATCCTTCAGCCAATACAAACCGAGGGTGATGACGGTGGATTGGTTCAGAAATACTCTGTAATGAAAACTATTTGGGGTGGATTGAGGTCAGTCAGCCATAATAAATATCGCGAGTTTATGTCTACCGAGAATCTCGCTCATAGTAGTCATGAATTTATTTTTCGGTTAAGTTCACTTGATAATTTAAATTTAGAATACTCAACTGCATTTGCTTCAAGTTTTAATCAGACTTCAAAGCAACATCCTTTCAGAGAAGATATGTTTTTAATGTTGGAGCAAGGCAGTACAGTAAAGGGTAGAATGTTTCGTGTCCGGAGAGTACAGGACGCGGATGAAAATGGTGAGTTTATATCTGTCTTGGCCAGTGAGATCGAAGAGCTTGGTACCGGTGGCAGTTACGGGAGCGATTATATCTCATGAGAAATACTCAGTTCACTGTAACAGTTGATCCAAAAGTTAAAGCAATTAATCTTCGTTTAGTTAATTGGAATCAAAAGGCCCTTGATTCAATTCATTTTCGTCTTGTCGAAGGAGCTAACAGAGTTCGTAATCATATGATTAATGCAATGCGGCGAACTCCCAAAACAGGCAAGAAATATAAAAGAGGAAAGAAGTGGCATATTGCTTCCTCTCCCGGCAATGCACCAGCGGTCGATAAAAACCAGTTGGTTAGAAGTATTGTTATGGATGTCCGGCTTGATGAGGTTGAGGTTGGTGTTAAGAGTGGCGCTCCTTATGCTAAATGGTTAGAAGAAGGGACACCAAAGATGAAACCAAGGCCATTCTTGAAACCAGCGGCCGAAGCGGAAGTTCCAAGAATAAGAAGAAAAATACTTTTTGACATACAGAAAATAAAAATATGAAACTCGGGCAACTTGTATTACGATTAAGATCTGTTGAATCCTCCTTTGATTTAATTGGCGGTGCGGCTGAGTATGCGCTTGCCGTCGAAGGGACATTAAAGAAAGAAGCGGCATTTGTAATTCCATTGCAAGATACCGCTGGTCCAAATGATTACGACACTGTCGTTAATCAAATGATAACCGAACAATTTGCAGTTGTTGTCGCCATTAAAAATGGCACTAACTTTGAAGATAAAACAGGGTTTGCCTCTTATAATCGGCTTCACGATGTCCGGCAAGAAATGTTTACGGCATTTCTTGGACTGGATGTTGGTAGGCTATATGGAGCGGATAGTGGATTTACAAATGAGTCTTTAATTTACTATCGTGGTGGAACGTTGCTTGATTTGGATCGATCCTTTCTTTGGTATCAATTTGCTTTTGAATATCAAGTTTCGATAGAGAGTCAGGCTGTCGAGGATGGTGAACTTGGTTACCTCGATAAGATATGGGTTGATTACGAAATGTTAGCAAGCGACAACCTACCATTGGATGAAGCTCTGCCGGTAGACCTGTTTGCACCAGATATGCAACAATACATTATTTTAGCTGATCAAGAAGACACCGATGAAGAATATCGCGGTTAAAAAAGTAACCAGAGAAAAAAGGGAATAAAAAATGGAAAAATTTTTGAAACCAAAAGAAGGGTTGATTGTAAGGGATCCCAAAACTATGACTCCTCTTCCTGCCGAGGGAATGCTTAAAACATTTGTTGGGTGGGAAGGCAGATACTGGAGGAGAAGGGTTAATTGTGGGGACTGTGCAATTGTAGAGGCAGTTAAAAGAGTAGTTAAGAAAAGTGAGGAGAAATAAACAATGGCAATTACATTTAATAGTATACCCGAGAATATCAGAACCCCTGGTGCATGGGCGGAGATTGATAATAGTAAAGCTCTTGGGAATCGTCTGGTACAGAATCCTCATGTGGCCTTGATCATTGGTCAAAGAATAACTGAGGGGTCTGTGGAACCTGAAGTACTAACCGCAATTACCAATGAGAATTTGGCTAACGGTTACTTCGGAGCTGGCTCGCAAATTGCGAGAATGTGTAACATCTTCAAAGAAAATAATCCGAACACTGAGTTGTGGGCCGTGGCGCTGAGTGATGCGGCCGGTGCCGTAAAGGCCTCCGCAACCATCCAGACTTCTATTGCTCTTTCGGCAACTGGTTTTAGTTGTTCCGGTGGCGGTACTTATTACCTGATGATCAATGGGGTTAAAACATATACTCCGATTACATCAGGATGGCTCGTGGCGGACGTTAATAGTGCCATTGTTGGAGTAATAAATGGCCTTAGTAATATTGGTGCCACCGCTTCAACAAATGCTACCAGTGCAGTAAATATTATGGCTGTTAACGGTGGAACAGGTGGTAATTATCTTAACATCCGGGTCAACTATTATACTGGTCAGTCTGATCCTCTTTGTTTTATTGATTCGGCTACCATTACTGTTATGGCTACTGGTGAAACCGACCCTGATTTGTCAGCTGTCTGGGCAATTATCGACGGGGTAAAATATAATTACATTATTCAGCCGTACATTGATTCTTCTAACTTGACTGAAATTGAGGATGAATTAGAGGATCGCTTTGGTCCTATGATTAACCTTCAGGGTCATGGATTTACTGCAGTTAGAGGTACGGTTGCATCCTGTACGACTTTGGGCAATAGT